GGTACTGGTCCAAGTGGTTATACACTTGACATTACCAAAACACAGATTCTTGTCATAGATATTCAAGCTCTTTATGTAGGTAGAGTTAGAGTTGGATTTGATATAGGCGGTCAGATAGTTTATGCTCATGAGTTTATGCATGCTAATTTATTTATTCAACCATATATCCAATCTGCTAATCTACCTGTAAGATGTGGAATGACATGCACAGGTACCGTAAGTACAACAATGAATTTTATTTGTTCTGCAGTAATATCTGAGGGAGGTTCTGAAGACATTAATGTGTTTGGATATACCTTTCAGCAAGATTCAGGGGCAATAAGTGTTGGTACCGGTGGGACTCATCTATTAAGTCTTAGACCAAAGACTACTTTTAACGGTATTACTAATAGAACAAGGGTGGCATATATAGATGTTGAGATTTATAATGCTGGTAATCAACCTGTTCAATGGCAGTTATGTGTAGGTCAGGCTATATCTGGAACTACAACATATAACAATGTCAACGCTACATACTCTAGTTCAGAATACAATGTGTTAGGTACATTAAGTGGTAGTCCTGCTATTGTAATTGATGGTGGATTTGTTGCATCATCTGGTGGAGCAAAGGGTGTCACCAATACAGCAATTGTATCAAGATACCCTATAACCCTTGATGCTGCTGGATTACAAAGATCTTTAGGTACCTTGACACTAAAATGTACGTCATTGAGTGGTACACAGACTGTTTATGCCTCAGTAAAATTTAGAGAAATTAGATAATGTCACAAGGATTTACAAAAGGAACCCCGATTGATACTGACCCTACTCTGTCACTTAATAGTGATATTGTAGTTCCTTCTCAATCTGCCATAAAAACTTACGTAGATACTGGGTTAGCCACTAAGGTACCTACTACTAGGACATTAACTATTAATGGAGTTACTTATGACCTATCAGCAGATAGAGCTTGGACAGTAGCTGGTGGTCAAGCACCAATTCAATGGGAGGATGAGGGTGTTGCTTTAGGTACCTCAGGTACTGTTAATGAAGTAGACCTGGTAGGTGAGATGATAAAAGGTACTAGGGCGGTTGACAAGGTAACTATTACTGCACCATCTGTGGGTGAGAACTTAGTTTTACCTTCACTTGATCCTGCAAATGCTTTGTCAGCTCAGGTTGGAGCCTTTTCTCCTAATCTTATTTCATGGACAACAACTGGTAAACAAAACAATTTGTCATTGACCGGTTGGAATGATGCCTGGAATGCTTCATTGGGTACCGGTAAAGCTACTGTTATTGATTATTCTGGGACAGCATATGCTATTTGTTCTGGAGTTGTGGGCGGTAGTAATGGTAGAACAATGATTATCAGCAACTCATCCAACAAGCTTGTAATATTAGAGAGTGAAAGTACTGATAGTTCTGTAGGAAATCGCTTCAGGACTATGGATGGGATAGCCTGTTTCCTTATGCCTAATGAAGCGGCTCTGTTTGTCTACTATAATAGTAGGTGGAACATGAGTGAGAAACAGAGATGGGACATTTTTGATGATTATACCGGTTGGGCTGGAGGTACAACACAAGCTTCTAATACTTTTTATTTAAGTGGCATATCTACTACTGCGTCTGGATTAACATCTCAACAAGTTGGTTTAATTTCTATGCAACCTGCAGCAGCAGCCCGATCTTATGCACTATCTAATTTTAATGGGGGTTATAGTATACCTGGTTCTAGTACCCCTAGTCTTGTTGTTAATCGTATAGCATTGAGTGCTTCTATATCTACTTTTGGTCGTTTAGCTATGGGCTTTGGTAGTATGGCAGCTACTGCTGGAAACTTTTACACAGTAACAACAGGGGTATGTAATGGTGCTGTATTTGGATTTGCTTCTGATTCTGGTATTGCCAATGCTTCTACTAACTTTTTTATATACTCAGGACCAGGAGGTGCTGCTAATATTACGACCAACGGATTAGATTCAGGTATACCTATTTCTCAGGCTGTAAATAACTACAATAATTTTGCTGTATATACAGATTTTGTAAACAACGTACATGATTTTTTCTATTCAAGAAATAATGGAGTTTACCAATATGTAGGTCAAAGAACCCAAGCTCCTACTTCAGGTACAGGGGCTATATGGTATGAAGGAACAAATGCATCAAGACCTACCATGTGGATAGATTATTCAGCACAGAAAACTAAAATAATATCAGCACGATGATACAAATATTAAGACAAATACCAGTTTTATCACTTACAGCTATTCAAAACTGTACGTTAAATATTCATATTGAAGACTTTCAATTGACCGGTGGATATCGTATGGTTTCTCCAGAAACTCCAGAATATTTAGATGTTCTAAACCAGATTGTAGCTAAACAACAACAGGTAAACACATCTACTGGAGCAACCCGGATCTTTTATTTAGCAGAGTTGGCTGATTTAGTAGCACTTGAACAAAGCTTGCTTGTAAAAGATGAGGGTGAATGTATTGTAAGACTTAGGTATTCTGCTACTAATCCGGAAGATATTGAGATACCTTTCTTTGTTGATGGTCTTCAAAACAACTTTGTCTTCTATGTTTCTGATTTAAATGACATTATAGTTGATCCTCAGGCAAATGAATACTTAACAATGAGAGAAAAGTCTAAGAGATATGTTTTACAAATATTAAAAGATTTAAACTTTTTAGGCCTTGCAGATAACGAATATTTACTATCTTAATTAAACAAACCAATCTATATAATGAAAAATCTATTTAAAAAAATCACACACTCTCTTCAGATGTATGACGGTGTGTGGAGTGTTCCCCTAGCGTTTATCGCTTTTTTCCTAGCTGGTAAGTACGGACTTGAATATTTTGGTTCTGCTTTAATATCAACAGAATATATACAAATTGTATTTATGGCTGCATTTATACTAATTTTTGCTAACTTTATAGTATTCCTGGGTATGCGTTTTAACTTCAGGGGTTTGCAAAGATATTTTTACTCTTCAGAAATTAAAGATCAAATTAAAACTCAATTAACAGTATGGCAAAGAATCACGTTATATTTATTTGTTTACTTTTCATTTTTAGTTTTATTCCTATTAATAGTGTGGTTGCTGATGACGGTTACTGTGTCAGGGCTACCGCAAGCTACTATGTTGGAGTAAAAGAAAAAGGAGGAAATAACAAAGGATTTACCAGCAGGGAACTAAAGAACCTAATGGTAGCTGTTGGGTGGAAACCTGGCTATGCCTGGTGTAGCTTCTTTGTGATGGCTATGCTTAAGGAATGTGGTATACCAAATACTATCAATGGATGGGCACCGACTGCTTATAATAGTAAGGATGTAGTCTTTACTAATGGTAAGTTCTACAAATCATTTAATTCCAGAGATGTATTGGTAATGACCCTTAGTTATAATGATACAGGTAAGGGTAGATTTAAAAACATAGGTCATACTGGTTTAGTAGATGCTGTGGGACAGTACTCTGTAAGGACTATAGAAGGAAATACAAACGAAAGAGGTACTAGAGATTCTAGATCTGGTGACGGTGTTTATATAAAGATTAGACCTTTAAACAAAAATATACATATTACAAGATGGGCAAAAGCGCACAGATAACCAAAAAACTTTTACTAGTAATGGTTTTAACTATTCTAGGCACAATCTTTTTTTATAAGAGTTGTAATGATTCTAAGAAGATAGAAGCAATTGAGCAAATGCAACTCAAACTTGATACCTTGTATAAAGTGTCTCAAGAAAAGAAGGAGAAACTGATTGATACTTTGATCATAGAAAAAACAAATGAAACAAAAACTGTTGAAAAACTTAAACAAATCAACAACTATTATGAAAACAATGAGACTTTTATTGACACTATTCCTATTATTATCAGTAACGTCAAGAGTCCTTTCGCAAACCAAAAGCTTACAGAATGGAAGCTCAGGGAAGATACAGGGTACTACGATATACCTAAATAAAGACACAACTATATGTCTTGATGGTGAGGAGTTTAGGGTTGTTCTTAAGATGTCTAATGCTGAAGAGTACTATCATTCAGCATATAATGTACATACAGAACAACTTATAAGTTTAAGGAAACAGGTTAGATTACTAGAAGAAGTTTTAGAGCTTAGTGATCTTCAGGCTGAGATAGTTGAGGCTATCAGGGTAGGTGATACCGGTGCAATAGAGGCAGCTAAACAAAAGTATGAGGACCATAAAAAACTCTTTAATAAAATTTCTAGGAAACTAGCTTTTTGGAAAACTGTTGCTATCATTGAGTCCGGAATAATTGTAGGTCTTACCACCACTGTTCTTATTCTAACATACCTGTAATTTTATTTTGCAGGCACTAGTTTTAGTACTATATTATATTATATATTTATTTGTACTTAAAGAATTATGGAATCAGCTACAGTTTTGTTTGAAACTAGAGATGTGGTTACAATAGTAGCAGGGGTAGCATCTCTCTCTGGCCTATACTATACCCTTAAACGTGCTGTTGATAAGCTATCAACAAACTTTACTAACATGCAGGAACACCACTCTAGAGATATGTCTACATTAAATGAATCTTTAAAAGAAACTAAAGAAGACTTTAGTAAAAAAGAACAGAACATTTATGCTAGAATAAACGAAATTAGGGAGGAGCAAAAGTCTGCTAATGAAAGAATAGATGTTAAAATTGATGCTATATCTTCCCACATTACTGCAATGAACGCTGCTCTTGCAGAACTTACAGGATATATTAAAGCTAAAAAGCAATGATGATTTGGTGTTTTGTTTGATGTTATGTTATGATTGTGTGTTAGTTATGTTTTACGTGAAAGCCCTCAGAAAAGTCTGGGGGTTTTTATTTAACTTTTGGAAGTTTAAACTTTTATATATATATTTGCTTGTATAAATTAAAACATAAACAACACGACAATGATTGAAAATGCAGAATTTACAGAGGAGCGTGAGCTAACTCCAGAAGAAATCAAGGCTAAAACAGAAGAGATGCTAAACTTTTATAAAGAGCAGATTGACTTTATGAAGGTGCAACTTGAGTTTGAGTCATTATCAGCTGACATTGAAGAAAACAGACTTAAGCGTATGGTAGCAATGATCAGACAAGCTCAACTAAACACTCCTCCATCTAATGAGGAAGCTGAGGGTCCTACAGAAGAGAGACCTAAAAAAAATCTCAAGAAAGTGTAATGCTATAATAAACCAACAATGGCTATTGTAAATCAAGTTCAGAAACGTATACGAATGGAGATTTGGGATATTACCAAGTTTCAGATATCTGTACATTGTAATTTAAACGATATACCTGTTTCTACCCTTGATCTAAATTGCTTAACCCTTTTAGCATTATCTGGTGAGAGAGAACTTACAGAGTTTTGCAAGACTGCTGCCAGTAAAGAAATTTTCGGCAGCAGTCAATCTGTAAGAAATGCTGTAACCAAAGCAGAAAAAAGAGATCTTATTTTAAAAGAAGGGTCTAGCAAAAAAAAGATTAGAATCAATCCTAGTTTGAAAATACAAACTGAGGGGAATATCCTTTTAGATTATAAAATTGTAAGAATTGAATCCAAAGAAATCTAAAGTTATATTGAAAGATTTGTACTCTGAATTGGATTTGGAGGAATCTTTAGTAAATGATGTTATTGACTTCTACTGGGGAAATGTCAGAAAATCCATAACATCCGTATCATACTGTAGAATAAACATAGAAAATATTGGAGTTTTTCAGGTTAGAAAGAAAACATTATTGAGTGCTATTCAGAAGTATGAGGCATTGATAAATAAGTTTAATAAACCAAATTTTTCTAATTACCCTAGATATCAGGCACTATCTGATAGACTTGTTGTTCTAGAAAACACAAAAAAGGAATTAGAGGAAGAAGATGTGAGACGTAAAAAAATCAAAAGTGAAAAATATGGAAACACTACTGGAGGTTTGGAAGAAAAAGGGTAAAATACTTGAGGGTATTAAAAACTCTATATTTAAGACAGAACATGTTGAAGAGATTGCAGAAAAAAGGAATCAAATATGTCAAAATTGTGATGATATTGACAGAGGGGGTGACAAATGTTTTGCTCCCGGAACTCAACCCTGCTGTGGCGTATGCGGTTGTTCATTGCAGTTTTTACAAAGGTCTTTATCATCTGAATGTGAAGCAGGTAAATGGAAGGCTGTTCTTACTGAAAAAGAAGAACAAAAACTTAATAAAAAACTTGAAGAAAATGCCGGTTAAATTTTTACCCACCGAACATAAATATGTAAGTATTGACCCATCTGAAAACATTCAATGGACCAGTGTTACTAGTGTTATCTCTAAGTTTAAGGAATACTTTGATGCTGATGCTATAGCTGAGAAGTCCTCTAAAAATAAAAAGAGTAAATGGTATGGTATGTCTCCAGAAACTATCAAAGAAGCCTGGAAGAATGAGTCAGACCGAGCTATCAATCTAGGAACCTGGTACCATAATCAAAGAGAATCTGATATACTTGGTTGTGATACTATTAGCAGAGATGGACAGGACCTTAAAATTTTTAAGTCTCTTGAGACAAATGGAATTAAAACAGCTCCTGATCAAAAGTTAAAAGATGGTATCTATCCTGAGCACTTTGTTTATTTAAAATCAGCCGGTATCTGTGGACAGTCAGATAGGGTAGAGGTATTAAACAGTAAGGTAGACGTGTATGATTATAAAACAAACAAAGAGATTAAATTAGAATCATACAAAAACTGGGAGGGTATCTCTAAAAAGATGTTCTATCCTTTATCTCATCTTGATGATTGTAACTATAATCACTATGCTCTTCAGCTTAGTTTGTACATGTATATAATCATTAAACATAATCCTAAGCTCAAACCGGGTAAACTTATTCTAGACCATGTCATTTTTGAAGATGATGGGGTTGATAAAGAAGGAAAGAAAATTCACAGGCTTGACCTTGAGGGATATCCAATTATTAAAAATGTTGAACGTTATGAGCTACCTTATCTAAAAGAAGAAGTCATTGCTATTATTAATCATATGTCACTATGATGCTTCAACTTGACCCCATGATACCTATTAAAAGAGTATCAGATGACATGGAGGGTTACGCTTTCTTGGTTATAGACTATAGTCAGGAACATGACTTATTGTTCACCTGTGCTATGGATGATGGAGAAATATGGACATTGAATAATAAAGAATTAAGATTTTGTAAGAACATAAGCCTAGAAAGAAAATAATGCTAAACATCAACATCCCATCTTTTAAATGTCTTGTAAGATTATCACATCTTACAAAAAATGATAAGGACAGTAATATTTTTCATCAAGCTTATGCCTTTGGTGTACAGTCTGTTGTTAGTAAAATACTTACATTCCACATAATGACTGATTATGGAATGCTTAGATCAAGAGTACCATTATCTGAAATATTTATTAAAGAACCGGAAAATGATATTCCTTATTACTATAAACAACTCTGGGATTGCTTTTCAGAAAATGTAGTTGTTACAAAGTTTGAATACTTACATGAAAAAAGATGTCAGGTTGTTCTAAGAGATAACAATAAAGTCTGGGCCACTTACTTAATGACTGTTGATTGGTTTAATAATCCTTATTCAGATGAACCTTCTGATTATAAATGTGGGCACATTCTTGTAGCTGATGATGGATATCTTCTTTGTCAACCTAATAATAGAATATATTGGAAAGATTCTAATTGGGTTACTAAAGATTTTCCATTAGATCCTAAAGAAATAAAAGTAGATAAAAAAATGTTTTCTGTTGAAACAGTTGCTGATAGATGGATAGCTGAAGATACAGATAATTATTATTATAACATAAACAAAGATGATAGTAAAACTATTTGACATATCTAATGGCATTGTAGTTCCAACAGAACATTGCTATACTCTGACCACTTTAAAAAAGATAATGGACTCTCACCCAGATGATTATCTTAAAATCTATCAGTATCTGTTTTATATGACATGCCCTAATCCAGATATTAATCCTTTTTTTAATGTTGCAGAAATAGATAAAGAAGAAATTATACTACATGAAATAGATGCTGATTTCTCAACTGATGATTCTGATATCATAGCTGCTCTTAAGTTTTGTTCAAACATGTATGAAACACCTACCTCTAGAGCATATAAAGGAATCAAACAAATGCTGGATAAATTAGGTACTTATATGGAAACCACTCTTATAACAGATGGTAGAGATGGAAACATTACAGCACTAGTAAATGCTGCTGCAAAATATCAACAGATTAGAGAGAGCTATAAAGGTGCCTATAAAGATCTTCAGGATGAACAAAAAAGTCAAGTACGCGGTGGGCAAGGATTAGCTTATGATCAAAATTGATAAAAAGAAGTTTTAAAAATATAAGATATTATTTATCTTTATATCATGAGCAAATCAAACATTGAAAAAACTGCACCTAAAGGGGCTGTGAACTTCTCGATCACACTATCAGAAGAACAGAAAAAAGCCAAAGAGTTAATCATTACTAAGCCATATAATTTTGTTATAGGTAATGCTGGTTGTGGAAAAACTCTTGTTGCTGTACAAATAGCTTTGGATATGTACTTTAAAAGGCAAGTAAATAAGATTATCATTACTAGACCTACTATTTCTACAGAAGACAATGGTTTCTTACCGGGATCTGAAAAAGAAAAGATGGAACCTTGGTTAGTACCAATTAAATCTAACATGAGAAAAGTATACAATAAACCTGATGTTCTAACTAAAATGGAAGAAGAAGGTTCTATTGAGCTTGTTTCTCTTAGTCATTTCAGAGGTAGAACCTTTGAAAATGCCATATGTATTGTAGATGAGTTTCAGAATTTGACAAAAGCTCAACTACAAATGTGTGTAGGAAGACTTGGTAAAGGGTCAATTATGATCTTTACCGGTGACCTTCACCAAATAGATTTAAAGTATAAAAATGATTCTGCTATCCATGAGATTTCTAAAGTTGAAAAATCTTCTTTTGTAAATAAAATCTTTCTTACTGAAAATCATAGACATGAAGCTCTGACAGAAATACTTAGATTATTGAATGAATACTGAAATCTATCAACATATTCCCACCTATGAAAATGGAGAATGGAGTTATACGGACTTTGAAAGCAGAAAAGACTTTTATGAGTTCTGTAAATCTATTTTCAAAGAACCTGGGAGATATGAATTTGATGAAGTATCTGAGAAATTTAATGAACAGGCTAAACTCTTTGACAAGAATGGACTTTACTGTATAGCACCATCAGGTACTAAAGATTTCATAAAGTTCTGGGATACAGAAAAAGAGAAATGTAGGAAAGGTGTTATATACAAATCAAATGATAAAACCTGGTATATAACCAGGGATTATTATATGTGGTTAAATTTCCTTCCTATTTTTAACAAAGAAATACAAAAGTACGGCTTTGCTGATGTAAGGGATGCACAGTATCATATGGCTCTGTATGAAATCTTAGCAGAGCTTGACTATAAACACTGTGCTATTTTAAAGAAACGTCAGATTGCTAGCTCATACTTTCATTGTGGAAAGCTTATAAACCAGATATGGTTTGAGGAAGGGGTTACCCTAAAGATGGGAGCTAGTCTCAAAGACTATATCAATGAGAAGGGTAGCTGGAAATTCCTTAATGAATATGAGTCATTTCTAAACAAACATACTGCTTGGTATAGACCTATGAATCCAGACAAAGCAATGTTCTGGCAACAAAAGATTGAGATTGTAAATTTTGTAGGTGGTCAAAAAAGAAAAAGTGAATTAGGTCTCAAGGGTGTGATCCAGGCTATGTCATTTGAGAAAAGTCCTACTACCGGTGTCGGTGGTCCTACTAAATACTTCTTCCATGAGGAGGCTGGTATTGCCCCTAAGATGAATCAGACCTATGAGTACCTAAGACCGGCACTTAGATCAGGTATGATTACTACAGGTACATTCATAGCAGCAGGTTCTGTGGGTGATCTCAGTCAATGTGATCCTTTAAAAAAGCTGATCATGCACCCTGAAGACAATGATATATATGCAGTGTTTTCAGATCTTATAGATGATAAAGGTACAATTGGAACAACCGGTTTATTCATTCCTGAGCAGTGGTCTATGCCACCCTATGTAGATAAGTATGGTAATTCTAAAGTAGAAGAAGCTTTGGAAGCACTAGATATACAATTTGCTGATTGGAAGCAGAAACTAGACCCCCAGGAATATCAACTCCGTATATCACAGCATCCTCGTAATGTAAAGGAAGCATTTGATTTTAGAAGTGTTTCTCTTTTTCCAGGACATCTTATATCAGCTCAAAATCAAAGGATAGAAGAGAAAGAATATCCATATGAGTTCCTTGATATTTACAGGAATGCTAAAGGAGAAGTTGCTGTAGAGACAACTAACAAGCTTCCTATCATTGAATTCCCCATATCAAAAAATACAGAGGATAAAACAGGTGTTTTGGTTGTATGGGAAAGACCTGATAAAAATGCAGAGTTTCTTACCTATTATGCATCTGTTGACCCTGTTGGAGAAGGTAAGGCTGAACATGTTGATAATATGTTATATACACCAGAAGGTAGAAAAAGAATAGGCGATATTAAAATTGGAGATAAGGTTATAGGATCTGATGGAGGAGCTATTAATGTAATAGGTGTTTATCCACAAGGAATTAAAAAAATGTGTAGTATAACATTCAGTGATGGACATAGTATTAAAGTATGTGAAGATCACTTATGGGATGTAAAACTAAATGGTGGAACAAAAGGATATATTACACTTTCTGTAAAAGATTTACTAGACAATACTAAAACAATTACTTATAATGGAACAGGTAGAAATAGTAAAAAAGAATATATAGTTTCCCCTTATTATAAAGATAAGCAAAATAGAAATAAATGGTCAATACCAATAGTTAAACCTATTGGTTTTGATTCTGGTAAAAGATTACCTATCAATCCCTATTTATTAGGTTTGCTATTAGGTGATGGTGGCTTATCACAAAAGTCTATTAGATTTAGTACAGTTGATACAGAGTTAATTAATTCTATTGAGCATATTTTAGAAGATGACTTATTAATAAAAAAGGTTAAAAATTCAAATTGTGATTACTCAATTGTTACAAAAGTTGGTTTAAGAAATTCATTAACTAAAAGATTAAAAGAATTAGGTTTAAAAGGTAAAAGATCTGAAGATAAATTTATACCTCAAGAATACATGTATGCAATGGGGTCTAGTAGATTATCTTTATTACAAGGGTTAATGGATACAGATGGTTCTTATTCAAATCATGGAGCAGAATTTTATTCATCATCAAAAAGATTAGCTTATCAAGTTGTTGAATTAGTTCAATCATTAGGGGGAATAGCAAAAATAAGATGTAAAAAAACAACTCATTTAGATTCTTATATTGTAAGAGTCTTATTACCTGAATATCTTAATCCTTTTATATTAACAAGAAAAAGAAAAATTTATAGACCATCAAAAGTATTTAGTAGATATATAACAAACATAGAATACGTAGATGATGCAGAAGCTGTATGTATATCAGTTGATGCACCTGATAATCTTTATGTTACTGAACATGCTTTAGTTACACATAATACAACAACATCAGAATCTCTATGTTCTATATATGTATATAAAACAGCAGTAGAGGTAACTAAAAATAATGGTTCTGAGATTGAGACTTATGTAGAATCTGATAAAATAGTAGCTGCCTGGTGTGGTAGATTTGATGATATCAATAAAACTCATGAGAGATTAGAGATGATAATTGAATGGTATAATGCCTGGACTATTGTGGAAAACAACATTAGCCAGTTCATTAACTATATGATTTACAGAAAGAAACAAAAGTATCTAGTACCTAGATCTCAGATTCTTTTCCTTAAAGATATTGGTGCTAATGCCAATGTATATCAAGACTATGGATGGAGAAACACCGGTACTTTGTTTAAGAGTCATATGCTAAGTTATGCAATTGAATATCTTAAGGAAGAACTGGATCATGATGTTACCTCTGAAGGAAAAGTAGTAAGGACAAAATATGGTGTTGAAAGAATACCAGATCCTATGCTATTAAAAGAAATGATAGCCTACAGAGATGGTGTTAACGTGGATAGACTAGTTAGCTTTGCAGCACTTATAGCTTTTGCAAAAGTTCAGCAAGCTAATAGGGGTTACAAAAAGCGTTATGAGGAAACAGATCTAGCTAAAAAATTGGATAACTCAAATAAATTCAGTAAATTAACTAAGAGCCCTTTTCGTAATTTAGGAGGAAGTGGCTCAAAGAATGATACAATGAGAATTCCTAAACAGCCATTTAGAAATTTAAAATAATATGCAAATATATAATGCCTTACAGGCTAAAGCCGGTGCCAAGACAGAGTACAACAAAATGGGTACTCTTAATCAACCTATTCAGTTTTTACCTAGATCTAAAAAAGATGAAGATTGGGCTGCTTGGTGTTTAGATTGGTTGGAGTGGCAAGGTCTTAAAATGGTACGTAGAAATGCCAGAAGACTTATGAAAAACTATAAGCTGGCTAAAGGTATTATAGATAGAAGTGATTATATCATTGAGGAAGATAATGAGAATGCCGATTTAATTGATACTTTAACTAGAGATGATATATCTGCCTTAGAATTAAAGTTTTATCCCATTATTCCTAATGTGATTAACACCCTTACATCTGAGTTCTCTAAAAGAGTAACCCGTGTAACTTATTCAGCTGTAGATGAAAACTCTTACAATGAAATGTTAGAGCTTAAAAAGTCTCAGGTTGAGCAAGTTCTTATGTTTGAGGCACAGCAAAGAATGAACAGTAATATGATGGCTATGGGTATTGATCCAGAGTCAGAAGAGTACGGTCAAGCTATGGCTCCAGAAAATCTTAAAACTCTTCCTGAGATTGAGGCTTTCTTTCAAAAAGATTACCGTTCTATGGTTGAGCAATGGGCTGAGCATCAGCATAAAGTTGATGTTGAGCGGTTTGGTATGGATGAATTAGAGGAAAGAGGTTTCCGTGATTTGCTTATTACTGACAGAGAGTTCTGGCATTTTAAAATGATGGAGGATGACTATGAGGTAGAGCTATGGAATCCTGTACTAACATTTTATCAAAAGTCACCAGATAGACGATATATGTCAGACTCTAACTGGGTTGGTAAGTATGATATGATGACCGTAGCTGATGTCATTGACAAGTATGGCTGGTTGATGACTGAAGAACAAATGGCTTCCATAGAACTTATCTATCCGGTAAGATCTGCAGGTTACCCTATTCAGGGATATCAAAATGACGGAAGCTACTATGATGGTACCAAATCACATGAATGGAACACTAACATGCCATCACTTGGTTACCGTCAGTTTACTTCTATGTGGGATAGCGCTGTTTATGGTGGTGATATTGTAAACTGGATTATGATGGAGAATGAAGATTACCTTGATTTAGGTATGTCTAATCTTCTACGTGTAACAACTGTATATTGGAAATCACAACGTAAGGTGGGTCATCTTACTAAAATTACGGAGTCTGGTGAAGTTATATCAGATATTGTAGATGAGGACTATAAAGTAACTGTAAAACCTCAATACAATACTACCTTACAGGTAAATAAAAACAAGTATAATCTTGTTTATGGTGAGCATATTGAATGGATATGGATTAACCAAGTATGGGGTGGTGTAAAGATTGGACCAAACAGACCTACATTCTGGGGTACTAACAACCCAGGCGGTATCACACCTATCTATTTGGGTATTGATAATAACCACATAGGGCCCCTCAAGTTTCAGTTTAAGGGTGAGAACTCACTCTATGGATGTAAGCTACCGGTAGAAGGATCTGTTTTTTCAGATAGAAATACCAGATCTACAGCACTTGTAGACCTAATGAAACCATTCCAAATTGCCTATAATATTGTCAATAATCAAATTGCTGATATTCTTATAGATGAACTTGGAACAGTCATCATGCTTGACCAAAACTCTTTGCCTAGACACTCACTAGGTGAAGATTGGGGTAAGTCTAACTATGCTAAGGCATATGTGGCCATGAAGAATTTTCAGGTACTTCCTTTAGATACATCTATCACTAATACAGAAAATGCATTAAACTTCAACCATTTCCAAAAATTGGACATGTCACAAACTGAACGTTTGATGTCAAGGGTACAGCTTGCTCAATATTTTAAACAACAAGCTTTTGAAGTTATTGGTATTACTCCACAGCGTTTAGGTCAAGAAATAACCAGGCAAACTGCTACCGGTATAGAGCAATCTATCAACGCTAGTTATGCTCAGACTGAGACTTACTTTATTCAGCACTGTGATTATCTTATGCCAAGAGTTCACCAAATGAGAACTGATTTGGCCCAGTATTATCACTCTACTAAACCATCTACCAGACTAAAATACATAACCACTCTAGATGAGCAAAAGAACTTCCAGATCAATGGTACTGATTTGCTACTACGTGAGTTAAACATTTTTGCTACTACCAAAGCTAACCAGAGAGCTATTCTTGAGCAACTTAAACAACTTTCTATTACTAATAATACAAGTGGTGCAAGTATCTATGATTTGGGTAACATTATGAAGTCTGAGTCCATTGCTGAAGTTACTCATATCCTGAAAGAAAATGAGAAGAAAATGGAAATGAGAAGAAAAGAAGAAATGGCTCAGGAACAACAAATGCAGGAGCAAGCTCTTATGGCTAAAGCTGAGGAAGAAAGAATGAAGCTTGAGTTTGAGGCTACTGAGAATGATAAAGACAGAAAAGCTAGAATTCTTGAGGCTCAGATTAAAGCAGCCGGTTATGGATCTATGGCAGATCTTAATGAAAACCAGCAATCTGACTACATAGATGCTTTAGACAGAATTCAAAAAACTCAGAACTATCAGGATACTATGAACCTTAATAGAGAGAAAGAGAGCAATAAAATTATTCAGTCTAGAGAAAAAATACAAGTAGAAAAAGAGAAGATTAATGCACAAAAAGAAATTGCTAATATCCAATTAAAAATTGCAGAAGAGAACAAAAACAAGTATGATGTGTCCAAGAAAGATAAAGATAAAAATAAAAAATCTAAGTGATAGCTATAGGATACATTTTATTTTCTAGAAGCAAAAAATTTTTAAAGTTTAGGAATTTACATTTGCGTATATTAATACTGTAGATATTTAATAAACCAACAACAATTCATAATGAGTACACCAGAAAACACTACTGTTGTAGAAACAGTTGACATAGACCTAGACAATATTTTGGGTATTCCGGGAGCAGATAGTATTATGCTTCCAGAAGAAAAAAAACCTAATGTATTTTCAACGGGAAGTGCAGACACAAAGTTCCTTGACAACCCTATAGAATCTAGTAATGATTCTGATAAAGAGAAAGAAGACAAAACTTCTTTTACTGATGTTTTAAAAGATGTAGATGAAAATGATGCATCTCTTTTAAATCAAAAGGAAGAAGAGGAGCAAAAGAAAACTCCAGGTAGATCTAAAATCTCAAAAGATGGTACAGTTGAGTTAGTTAAAAAACTAATTGATGCTGGACAGATTATTCCTTTTGATGATGAAAAATCTATTGATGAATATAGCATAACTGACTTTGAAGAACTCTTTCAAGCAAACTTTGAAGAGAGAGAAAACAAAATTAGAGAATCTACACCAGCTGAATTCTTCCAATCTCTTCCTGAAGAACTTCAGGTAGCAGCTAAATATGTATCAGATGGTGGACAAGATTTAAAAGGACTATTTAAAATTCTTGCTCAGGTGGAAGAAACATTTGAGTTAGATCCTTCTGAGGCTAGTCATCAGGAAAAAATTGTAAGAGAATATCTTACTGCTACAAACTTTGGAACAGCAGAAGATATTGAGGAAGAAATTGAAAGTTGGAAAGATAGAGGTGATCTAGAAAGTAAGGCTAACAAGTTTAAGCCAAAACTAGATCAAATGCAGGCTCAGGTAGTGCAACAAAAACTTGCACAACAAGAGCACTTAAAACAAAGACAAGCAGCTCAAGCTCAGAAATATATGCAGAATGTATATGAGACCTTGAAGCCAGGAGAAATAAATGGTGTTAAAATAGACCGGAGAACTCAAGAGATGTTGTATGCTGGATTGGTTCAACCCCAGTATCCATCAATTAGTGGTAGACCTACTAATATGCTAGGACATCTTCTTGAGAAATATCAGTATGTTGAGCCTAACCACGGGTTGATTGCTGAAGCACTTTGGTTGTTGGCTGATCCTGAGTCTTATAAGACTAAGATTAAAGAACAGGGTCAAAAAGAAACAGTAGAGAAAACGGCAAGAATGTTAAAAACAGAGGAGGCTAGAAGAACAGGTAATTCTGCTGTTGTAGAAAAAGAAGAGGTAAAGCAAAAAACAATAAAAAGAAATAACAACTTTTTTAAACGATAAATAATTAAACTTAATTTTTTAAATCTAAATTAAAATGTCAACTCCAGTTTTAAATAATGGTATATATCTACGGGATACCAACTACGCAGCTAGTTCACACGTAGATTCTTACCACTTGGTAAACATGTTAAAGAATGCAGAACCAATGGACATGGGTCCAGTGGACTTGTGGGCTATGGCTCAAAAAGTAGAAATGCCTCTTTATCAAATGTCTAGCTTTGGTGGAAAGAATGTAATTATGGTCGATAATGCAAGAGGTGAGTACAAATGGCAAACTCCAGTTGTACAAGATCTTCCTTACATTGTTTCAGATATCGAGTCTGATAATGAAACAAAGGGTATTGATGGTACTACTTTTAAACTTAAAATTTCACGTCGTGAATTTGGTCATGGTGATATCATCACTTATGATAAGTACAACGGTGTTGAAATGTACATTGTTCCTGATCAAGACATCATTCCACTTGGAGATGGCTGGTGGTATGAATGCAGATGGTACTGTACCTGTTACTGAAATCTGGAGAAACTTTGACCAGAACATGGATCCATCTATCACTAACCTTGAGAACATGGTTAGCCGTATGGGTAAGGATTATGTTAAAAAAGCAATGTCAAATGGTTCACTTTCACGTACCTTCTTGACCACAATGGAAGCAGCTCACTTGAGTAAAGTTGCAAGTGACATTGAAACTTACTTGATGTGGGGACAAGGTGGTAGAGTACGTCAGGATGGTCCAGATGATGTAAGATTGTCTGTGGGTCTTTGGAAACAACTTGATAACTCATTCAAGCGTGTATACAACAAGTCTGGTTTCAACTTGGATTTGTTCCGTTCTGAAATCTACAACTTCTATGCTGGTAAGGTTGAGTTTAAGGGTCCAGATCCTAAGCGTCAATTGATTGTACAAACCGGTATGGGTGGTATGCGTATGGTTAATGAAGCCATTAAGAAAGAGGCAGTAAACTCTGGTCTTCAGATCATGGCTGCTGATAACAATGGTATCGGTGCTATCACTGGTAAGGGAATGGATTTGAACTTCGGATTTGCATTCACTTCATATGTGATCCCATTCTTGGCAAATGTTAAGTTTGTATTGAACCCAGCATTTGACAACGTACATACCAATGACATTGAAAACCCAATCATTGATGGTTTCCCATTGTCTTCTTACAACTTCATTATCTTTGATATCACAGATAACACAAATGACAACATCTTCTTGTTGAAATTGTCTTGGGATAATCAATTGAAATGGTGGTATCAGAATGGTACTATGGATTACATGGGACGTACCCAAGGCTTCCAGTCTTCTGGACAGTTCAATGGTTACCGTGTATTCATGACTCAAACCATGCCTGCTATCTGGGTAAAAGACCCAACCAAAGTTTTGAAAATTGTTATGAGAAACCCAATCACTGGTGGATCATTCTAATCAATCATAAAAAGGGGGAGGGCAACCTCCCCTTTTACAATTAAAACTTTAATAAAGCTATGCAAGAATTTAAACTCCCTAGGGAAAAACAATGGCAGACACAGAGTGAGAGTATCCTTCAACACGGTCCTCTTTCTGGAACAACAGCACCTGATTTTATTCCCGCTGCTGTTGGTGTTGTTTACGTAAATACTTCTGCTCTAGTGATATACATTTCAACAGGTATTTCTTCAATTTCTGATTGGAGACAAATCTGGGCAGACTAAGATAGTAGTTCAAAAAGGGGGAAACTTATTATCCCCCTTTTTACTATTAATAAAAAATCACACTTAAATACATAAATCAAAAAAATCTTTTTATATTGCACTCAATATGAATAAAATACCTAGCCTTCAACAAATATTACCTCAATCTCCAGATGAGATTCAAAGATTTAGTACTGAGGCATCAGCAGCACCTGCAAGAATGTCTCACCTAAACAGAGCTGCATTATACTTTGGTATGGACGTAGAGTTCATTGAAGTAGACTTCAGCGTGACCAATGATATTTTTATAAACAAACCAGCAGGCTATATTAAACTTTTAAATATTAATATGGGTGGTGATGATACCAGACAGTTTAATATTATCTGGGATAGTGCTTTGTATCAGGGTCTAAAAGGTATAAAGACTCCTTATTATGCACAGTTTACTGCATTAAGTCCTAATAAATTAAATGCTGTTTATCCTATTACAACACCTGAAATTGCAACAGATGCATACATCCAAGTGGAATATTTTGCTACTGATGCTACTGTAGATGTTTCATTTTTTTACAGCGTCATCCCTCAATAATCAATTTTTTTTTAATAAACCAACACAATGAGTAACACATTTTTACATGTAGAGTATGGCGGTGCCAAAGCGGGACCAGTTGCCATAAAACCATTTTTTGATAATTCAATATCAAACATGGGTCTTGAAATATATGGACTTTCTTTATTTGAAGGTGTATTTCATGAAGAACAATTAACATGCATAGAAAACAACGGTATCAAGAGATACGTAACAGGCTTAAATGAATTTGCTCCAGAAGTAAAACTCATAAGAGATCCTGACCAAAAAGCAGCTAAAATCAAAGAAATCAGAACTGTTGTTTCTGAACTTGAAAAAGAAATGGCGGCCAATGTTATTGACATTGATGATCCTCAATTTTGGAATAAAGTAAAGCTTCTTAGACCTGACAATGATGACTTTTGGGGTTCTATTACAATTCGTTGTGGTAATACTCCTTTGTATCTTGAGCCAGTAAAAGATCCATATGATCTAATTAAACTATATGCAATTGAAGCCGGTGGCTTTAGTATTGTATCTAAGAGCTATGAGGATGCCCGTTCACGACCAACACCTGTTAAGTTTTATTTAGATAAATACGAAAAAACAGCTACCACCCGTACAGAGGTTAAAAAGATCCGTAATAAAGCCCTTGCTGAACTACAGAAACTTTTTGATAAGAATGTTACTAAGCTAATGTATGTAGCAAAGATTGTAGATATCAATAGCATTCAATATAAAAAGAGCACTCCAAATGATGTTGTTTATGATAACATGGATATGTTTATTAATGGAGAAGGTTCTGAGAAAAGTGCTGCACGTGCTGCCCAAGCTTTCTTGGATGCTGTAGAACTAGATCTAGAAACTCTTAAAATCAAAGCAATCATCAGAGATGCTACGTATCTTAAGTTTATTGCTCTAAAATCAGATGGTTTTATTTATCATCTAGGTTCTTCTACAATGCTAGGTAGAAATCCTTCTGATGTAATTGAGTTCCTTAAAAACCCTCTTAACGAGGAAGTTCTTAAAGATCTGGTTAAAAAAACAGAAAAGTATTGGAATGAGTAATAACAATTAGTAACTTATTAGTATGGGAAATATGCTATATCAATCTTTTGATAATAAGAATACCATAAAAGGTAATGGGACAGCTAAATACAGTAATGCAGCAACAAGACTTTCCTTGAATGCTGCTATTGATTTAACTAAGTCTTTATTGAATTATAAAAACGAAAATAACTATGGCAAATAAAAAGCCAATGATAAAGCGTAAAGATGGATCCTACAGCCAAAGAGGGCTGTGGGATAACATCCGTGCTAATAAAGGTTCTGGTAAGAAACCTACTGCTGAAATGTTAAAACAGGAAAAAAAGATTAAGTCTAAAACCAAAAAATAATGGCAGCTAAAAAAACAACCACTAAGAAATCATCTCCTTCAGTGTCTATGTCATCTAAAGCAGAAATGCGTAAATGGGAAGTAGAATCTGCTATGAACACATTACGTAGAGCAGATGAGATCCGTAAGGATGTTAAAATGATGGGTGATGTAAAGAAACTTGCTCAGGAGCAAATTAAAATGTTAGGTGGAATTGCTAACTCTAAAAAGTAAACAAAACGTCTAAATAGAAATTTTAAATTTATAAAAATGAAAAAAATAGTTAAAAAGTCCAGTAGTACCTCACGCACAAAAACAACTACACCTGTAAAAAAATATGCCCCAGGTGGATCAACTAAAAAAACAGTTGTTCCAGAATGCTCAAAAGGATACTTTTGGGATGGATCTAAATGTGTTGATTCAAAAACAAATAGACTGCCTAAAACTGTCTGGACAGATGATTTAGTAAATGAAGTTATTCCTACATATGATAAGAAAACTGGAAAAAGAGAGTATCAATATTCAGAAGGCATTTTTGATAACTCAGGAAGAAAAAGAACAGTTGATTATGATGAAGTAAAAAAACAGCAAAAGGAGAACAAGAAAACAGGCGGTCCTGTAAAGAAAAAGAAAAAATAATGGCAAAGACACCAGCGTGGCAACGTAAAGAAGGTAAGGCTCCTAGTGGGGGACTTAACGCTAAGGGTAGAGCTTCCTATAATAAAGAAACAGGAGGTAACCTTAAAGCACCACAACCTGAAGGTGGTTCTAGAAAGAAGTCATTTTGTAGTAGAATGTCTGGGATGAAGAAGAAACTTACTTCTAGCAAAACAGCTAATGATCCAGACAGCAGGATTAACAAAGCTTTGCGTAAATGGAAATGTTAACGTAAATTAATAATATCATGAAAAGTAAATGTATGTCTTGTGGTGGATCCATGAAAAAATATAAAACAGGTGGATCTAAATTTCCAGACCTTACCGGTGATGGTAAAGTTACACGTGCTGATATCCTTAAAGGCAGAGGTGTAATTAAAAAAACAGGTGGAACCATTAAAAAGAAAAAATAATGAGCAGTCATCTTTCAAAAAAATCTACAGGAGGCCCTACTAAAAAATCAGAAAGATTAAACAATCGTGCTGAAAGAGTAATGGGTAGAGCTCAAAAGAACTGGAGTAAAGCTCAAAAAGCTTTAGACTATGATGAGACTAAAAATCCAGGAACATCTAATGCTGTTGGATATGCTAGTCAAAAACTAAATCAAGCAGCCAGACAAGAAACAAGAGCTAAAAACTTAAAAGACAGAGCTAAAGCTGCTGAATCTAAAACTACAATGAAAAAAGGTGGGTCTGTAAAAAAATAAAAGTAATGGCTGCAAAAAAAGATAGTAAGTGGATTCAAAAAGCAATCAATCCTGAACATAAAGGATATTGCACACCTATGAGTAAACCTACTTGTACACCTAAGCGTAAGGCTCTTGCACGTACACTAAAGAAAATGTCAAAAAACAAATAATTTTAAAACTCATATAAAATGAAAAAATCAGCTGGTGTTTATGTAAAACTAAACGGTAATGCAAAAGTTGAAGGACCAAGTACTAAGGGTGTTGGTCCAACAAAGAGTGCTAAACTAAATAGTGCTCAAAAAAATGCAACACCATACAAAGGTGGAGGGAACAAAGCTGTTCCAAAACCCAAAAAATAAAAAACAAACAAGCAAAGTGATGAAAAATAAAATGCCCAAAATGGATATGGGAGGTCTCTATACGGGTGCCTCTATGTCACGTGATGTAGAAAACCAACCAGTATCTGGATATGGTGCTATGGAAGATATGAATAAACCTAAAAAACCTAAGATGGGTTCACAAGGTTCTGGGGCAAGACATGCTGCAAATGTCCGTAAAACACAACAACAACGTACCAATCGGGCAAGAAGAAAGATTGGTCAATGCGGTAGATAAACATGTTAAACAGTACACTTAGATTAAAGATCCAGCAAAGGCTTAACAAATTAGCTAGTCAGGACTATGACAACATAGAATGCTGGCAGATAATAGAAGCTTTTAATAAGGCACAAATTGAATGGTGCCGTAGGCAGATTATGGGTCGTAATCAAGATGGAGCCGGTGCAGAGCAAACTGTTAGAAAAGTTGATGATGTTCAAAATCTTTTGACAACTCTAAATTTAAATTTTACAAAGGCAGATGGTTTTTATCAAACTGTTCCCTTGCCTGAGAACTATTTAGAGTATCATAAAATAGACATTAAAGCTACTAAAGAATGTTGTACTGATCCCAAAGATATAATTGTATATCTTGCTGAAGAACAAAATAGTAGCATTTTAACAAGAGATGAACTACGTAAACCAAACTTTGAGTGGGGTGAAACTTTTTGTACTGTGATTAACAATACAGTAAAAGTGTATACTAACAATGATTTTGACATTACCGGTATCAGCTTGTTATACTACAGACAACCAGTTAAAATTAAAATTTTAGATTGCGGTGATCCTTACACAGGTGTTATATCTCAAACAGATGTAGCTTGTGAATTTAGAGATGATATTGCTGAAATACTTGTAGACAGTGCAGCATCTATACTAGCAGGAGACATTGAATCTTTCAATCAATATACAAGAACATCTCAAAATTCTGAAAACAATACATAATTATGAATAATGTTTTATCAAGACCACTTGCTAAGCAACCGGCAACAAAAGACACTACCATGACTAAGAAAACTGACATGGGTATGCTTATCTCTCATTTTTTAGAAGCTGTCACTTCTGTACACAAAGCACATCTTAAAGTTACAGGCCCTGGTTCATATGCTGCTCATACAGCAATGGGTGCATTCTATGATGAGATTGGTGATCTAGCTGATAACATTGCTGAATCATATCAAGGTGTAACCGAACAACTTTTGGCCATTCCTGAAAGTAAACAAACTGTACTTAGTAATGCATCAGATTGTGTTTCTTACTTAAATGATCTTTATGGTAAAGTAAATGAAATACAAAAGACTTGT